TATCGGAGCAGACACTAAATCAGCCTTGAGTGCAAGTACTATAAATGAAATTGTAATAGGAGATGGTGCAGAGGGAAATGGAAGTAATACCGTTACTTTAGGTAATAATAGTATAACAGATACTTATTTAAAGGGTGATGTTAATATTGCGGGTAATGCAAAATTCGCAGATAATGGCAAAGCATACTTTGGAACAGGCAATGACCTTCAAATATCGTCAACAGGAGCAAATGATCAAATTACTTCTCATTTCAATAGTTTAGCTATTACTTCATTTGGAGATGATAAAAGCATTGATATTAATACAACAAAATCAGGTGGTACTTCAACGGTAGCTATAAGAGCAGAAGGCTCAACAGGGGCAGCAAAATTGTATCATTTAGGTAATGAAAAACTAGAAACTACAGCCACAGGTGTTGGTGTTACGGGAGAAGTTGTTGCGGACAGTCATGTTACTAACGGAGGTACATCTTCTGACTTTGTAAAAGGCGATGGTTCTTTAGATTCAACTGACTATCAGGGTCAGATTGATGCCGAAGAATCTGCTAGAATTGCTGCCGATATTGATTTAGCAAATGATATTAGCACTAAGCAAGATATAAGCGAGAAAAATCAGGCGAATGGCTATGCTCCACTAGATAGCGGTGCAAAGATTCCAATAGCTAACTTACCAGATTCAGTTGTTGGTCAAGTAGAATATCAAGGTACTTGGAATGCTTCGACTAATACACCTACACTACCTGCTGCTAGTGGCGTAAAAGGTCACTACTATGTTGTTAGCGTAGGCGGTACTTATCAAACGATTGTGTATGCCGTTGGTGATTGGATTATAAGCAATGGTACGGCATGGGAAAAGGTAGACAATACAGATGCAGTTACTACCGTATTCGGTAGGCTTGGTGCTATACTTGCTAACGAAAGCGACTATTCATCTTTTTATCCTTTACTCGGTACTACTATAAGTGCAGGCAGCGGATTAATTGGAGGCGGTGACTTATCTGCAAACAGAACAATTAGTCATGCCGATACGTCTTCACAGGGTAGCTTAAACAATAGTGGCGGTGTAGTAATACAAGACGTAACGCTTGATGGCTTTGGTCACGTATCAGGTTTAGGAACTATTGATTTAGATGGTAGATATCTTCTAAACACTACCGATACTTTTACTGGTACACTTGATTTAGTAGGCGCATTAGACGTAACAGGAACAATAACGGCAGACGCTTTCGATGCTTCACAACCCGCAACATCATTCTTAAAAGGTGATGGAAGTTTTGATACTAATACTTATTTAACTTCTGAAACAGACACTCTAGCAAGCGTAACGGCAAGAGGAGCGACTACAACTTCCGATATAACAGTCGGGTCTTTGACTGTACAAGATACTGGAAACTCATACATTTTCCTCAAGGCAGGCACAAGTCTGCCGAGTAATGATGCTCTTTTGATTTATTATAAGTCAACAGGTGTATCATCTTGGTATGTTGGTCAGACTAGTGACACTTCTTCATTTGCTATTAACAATTACGATGCTGGGCACAAATCACTAGAGATTAATAGGACAACTAGCGAAGCCACTTTTATTGCGGGTGGTTCTTTTGGTGATGACCTATCCGTAACAGGAAAAGTAACGGCAACATCTGACGGCGCAATACCAATTGACTTAATTAGTACCACAATATCGAATTACATACGATTTAAAACTTCGACATCAACGACTGAAGGATATGTGGGGTCGGGAGTTGGTATAATAGCGGGAGCGAGTACTCCTTCAATGGCTTTACGAGCGCAGGCAGGTGGGTCGGTTTATTTAGGAATAGCGACAACTTCTATATTAGAAGCAACTACAACAGGCATAGACGTAACAGGAGCAATAACGGCAACGGGATTGGTAACGGCAAGTAATGGTCTTTCAGTTACCACTTCAAGTTCATCAATGACTTACAATGATGCCACATCAGGAAAAGGTGGGATATTAATAAAAAGTGCAGGAGTGACTACGGGATTCATTGGAACTCAAGGTGGAATCACAGGAGGTGTTGAAACGAACTTAGTTATCTTTGCCGAAGGTAGCAATAAAATAATATTCTCACCCGAAGGTTCAGCAGCCGAAGTAATGTCTGTTGATTCATCAGGTATAAACGTAACAGGAACAGTAACCGCAGATAATTCTGTAACTATTGAAGGAACTACTCCAAGGTTGTATATGACTCCATCAGAAGGAGGTTTCACAGAAATTAGATTTGGTGCTAGTTCTGATACAGACAGAGCGGAGATAGTTTCCAACCTAGCTGATGATTCGATGAGATTTAGGGTAGGAGTTACTGATGTCTTTAAGATATTCCCAACGGAGATGGATGTCTACAAGAACTTAGACGTAACGGGAACAATAACGGCAGACGATACTATAACAGTAGGAGGTATAACACCCCCAACATTCCAAGTAAGAAGTTTCAAAAACGGAACGTGGGTCGTAGGCGAACCTCTTGGATCTTATGACTTTTATTCAAGCGATTCGAGTGGTGGTGGTGCAGGTGTAAAAGCAAAGATGGAGGCTTATGTAACTGAGGGGACTACGGGTTCAAAAATTGGATTAAAGTGGTACACTCGAAATCCAACTTTTGGACTAATCCCAAAAATGACATTAGATGATGAGGGAGTTTTGACTTTGCTAGAGGAGGGAATTGTCACAAATGGAGATAGTACATTCAATGGAAGTATCAATGTAACAGGAGCAATAACAGCAACGGGACAATGCGAAGTTGGGTCTTTTAAATTAGACTTTTTGGATGTAATACCGACAAGTTCTACGGATACAGGAGTAACAGGAGAGGTAAGATGGGGAGCAGATTATATGTATGTATGCGTAACAACAAACACATGGAAAAGAGCAGCTATAACTACTTGGTAATATTTATTATATTTGTAAATTGAGAATAATTAATTAAATTTACAACTATGTTTAAAAAAGAGAAATTAAAAACAATCGAAATCATTAACCTAGCTAGAGGATTTAATGAGTTAGCAGTAGCGGGGGAACAAGAAGGTATGCCTGCGAAACTAAGCTATAAACTAGCAAGACAGATTACTAAACTTCAAGACGCATCAAAGTCTTTCCAAGAGCAGTCCGAAAAACTGTTAAAGAAGCATGGTGAGGAGGATAAGGATCAGCAAGGCTCTTACATGATTAAAGATGTTGAGGCTTATAAATCTGATGTACAGTCGCTAGAGCTTATTGAAGAAGAGGTAGAGCTTTTATCTGAGAAAATTAAACTAGATGAAATCGAAGGTGTAAAGGTAAAAACTAGCACAATGATTACACTAGAAAAATTCATAGAAGCATAGCATCATGGACATCAGGAAGATATCAATAGGTCCTGACTACAAGTCTAGTGCTATGCACTACATAGTAGGACAAGCAGTCCTTGGAGGTGATTATATGATACACCTAATTAAGTCAGAAGATGACGGTATAAAGATTTGGATAGAGAAAGAGGATGAGGTTTTACTTTGGAAAAAGTTCACCATTACAATGCCTGTTTCAATTGAATATAATATAAATCTTTAGATGAGGTCGTTAGATAATTTTCTAGTAAAGCCAAAGGACAATAAGAGATACGACAACACAAAAGAGATAGGAGGAATAGAGATAATCATCAGCACATCCGAAGAGAGTCATGAGCACTCAAACAGATATGCAGAGGTTTTCTCAACACCTATTATGTACAAAGGTCCAATACAAATAGGTGATACTCTTATTGTGCATCATAATGTGTTTAAGTTTTACAACGACATGAAGGGCAGGCGCAAGAGTGGCAGAAGCTGCTTCATAGATGGCTTGTTTTTGGTAGATACAGACCAGTTCTATATGTACGGTAGAGACGGTCAGTGGTACGCACATGATAGGTTCTGCTTTGTGGAGCCTATTTCTGTTGAGGAGTCTTATATCTTTAAGCCAATAAAGAGTGAGCCACTAATGGGAGTGATGAGATACCCTAATGAGTATTTAAGGTCAATGGGTGTTGATGAGGGCACAAAGGTGTCGTTCAAGCCAGATAGCGAGTATGAGTTCAACATAGACGGGAAGGCTATGTATAGAATCTATGACCATCAAATAACGATGACGCTATGAACGTAAAAGAGACAAAGCAGAAGATCATAGACGCTGGGCATAGGGCTGTTGAGCAGCTAATAAGGGTTGCTAAGGAGGACATCATTAAGCATGACGCAGAAGATGAGCTAAGTGCTGATAGGTTAAAGAATGCAGCAGCCACAAAGAAACTTGCTATATTCGATGCCTTTGAGATTCTAAACAGGATAGAAGCCGAGAGAGAAGCTTTGGATTCATTAGATAGTGCTCCAAATGAAAAGGTAGATAACAAACAAGGATTTGCAGAGAGAAGGTCAAGAAAATAGTATATACAGGGAACTACCTGAATATGTACCCAAGAGCTCCCTTTCAAAGAAGAATAAGGCGAAGTCTTGGGCATACGGCCATGACGAAAAGCATGACATTGTTGTTATATCAAAGAGTGGTCAAATTGGCGATGTGATAGAAATATCTGGACTAAAGATAGCACTACCACTAAAGCCAAGTAAAGTCTACAAAAGGAGTGACAAGCATTCACTACAATACTGGGAGAGAAAAGAACTTCCAACCGAACTTTCTAAGATGCAGTCAATATTCCAATGGAATGAGATGCCCAAGGAGTTTAAGGCTAGGTGGGTTGACTACATAGAGCAGGAGTTTGACAGGAGAGACGAAGGTTTTTGGTTTATGAACAATGGGAAGCCTTGCTACATAACTGGAACTCATTATATGTACCTTCAGTGGTCTAGTATTGATATTGGCTACCCAGACTTTAGAGAAGCTAACAGGCTTCTGCATATATTTTGGGAGGCTTGTAAAGCTGACAAGCGTAGCTTTGGAATGGTTTACTTAAAGATTAGACGTTCTGGGTTTTCGTTCATGTCATCATCAGAGTGTGTGAACACAGCAACATTGGCTAGAGATGCTAGGATTGGTATTCTATCAAAGACTGGAGGTGACGCTAAGAAAATGTTTACTGACAAGGTTGTTCCTATAAACAGTAAACTACCATTCTTCTTTAAGCCTATTATGGATGGTATGGACAAGCCAAAGACTGAGCTTGCTTATCGAGTACCTGCTTCTAAGATTACTAAGAAGAATATGCATGATGTTGCCGACAGCGACATTGACGGTCTTGACACCACTATTGACTGGAAGAACACAGACGACAACTCATACGATGGTGAAAAGCTGTTATTATTGGTGAGCGATGAATCAGGAAAATGGCTCCGACCAAATAACATCCTAAATAACTGGCGAGTAACAAAGACCTGTCTTCGTTTAGGTAGCAAGGTGATTGGTAAGTGTATGATGGGCTCAACATCAAACGCACTAGATAGGGGTGGTGAAAACTTTAAGAAGCTATACTACGACTCTGAGGCAACAAAGAGGAGCAGGAACGGTCAGACAAAGTCTGGCTTATATTCCTTATTCATTCCAATGGAGTGGAACATGGAGGGATTTATAGACATACATGGTATGCCAGTTTTAAGGGCTCCTGATAAGCCTGTTATGGGCGTTGATGGAGAAAAGATATATCAGGGTGCTATTGACTACTGGGAGGCTGAGGTTGAATCTTTAAAGAATGACCCAGACGCACTAAACGAGTACTACAGGCAATTCCCAAGAACAGAGTCTCATGCGTTTAGAGATGAGAGTAAGCAATCA